GATCACCTAACACTAAGTGTTACATGAGCAGAAAGACTTTCCAAATGTACTTACAAGCTTGTATGGCTGCTGGTACTGGAGGTCCACTTCAGCCTGCTGACAACGCTATCATGAAGCAAGTATATGGTTATGAAATCTATGTATGTCCAGGTTTCTCAAATGACTGCTTATTGTTCGCTCAGCCTGAGAACTTATTCGTAGGTACTGACTTAGTATCTGACTTGAATGAGGTGAAGGTAGTAGACATGAGCTTGACTGATGCATCTGACAATGTGAGAATGGCTATGAGATACCGCTTTGGTACTCAAGTAGGTTTCGCTGGTGATGTAGCTGTAGCATTCTAAGACTAAAACATCTAACATAAAAAGGGGCGGGGTATTTGGCTCCGCCTTTTTTATAGAATATAAAAATGAATAAAAAATTTAATACACTTAAGCCATGTCATGTCTAGCTACCGGGGGATTCCTTGTGGACTGTAAAAATTATGTGGGTGGTATCAAATCCTTTTGGATTGGTCCATACGCTACAATAAGCAATGCAGCTACAATAGATCCCACAACAGAACAAATCACTGCACTCCCAGCAGCTACTTGGGAGACTTACAACATGAAGCCTCACACTGGAAACTTTGTGGAGGCAGCCACTGTATCAAAAGAGAATAACACTATTTTCTACACTCAGACCTTAACTGCTCAGTTCACTAAGCTTTCTGCAGCTCGCAGATTACAGCTTGACACTTTCAGCAGAGGCCGTCATGTGATCATTGTACAAGACAACAATGACAACTATTGGCTAATGGGTTACAAGGATGGTGCAGAGGTAGCTACTGAGTCTACTGAGACTGGTACTACTAAGATTGATTTCAATGGTTACAAAATTACATTCACTGCTGAGGAGATACACAAAGCATATCGCTTAGCTGACTCTATCGTGAATGACTTTGATGGTACAATAGACTCACCTACTCTCTAAGAGATAGCATGTTCTATGTACAAACTAATACAGCCGCGCAGACAGCTTACCTCTCTCTAAAAGAGGGGGAGCTGATCTTGGCTGCTACTTATACTCACTACCTAGTGAAGCTCGTACATGAGAACACTGGTAAGGAGTATTTTTTCATTCCAACAGTACTAAGTGAGAACAACAGAGTAACTCACTTGCAATTTGACACTAATGTCAATGACCCTTTGAATGGGGGTATCTTGCTTGTAGATCCAGGCAGATATTGTTACAATATTTATGCACAAAACAGTGGGAGTAATTTAGACCCATCATTATCTTTGGGACTGGTAGAGGAAGGTTTCATGGAAGCTACAACGGGAGTGACCTACTATCAGACTCCATCATTTACTACACCATCAGACTATATATACAATGGATGATAAATTGACAAATATAGCTTTAGCTAAGTACATCAAAGTAGAGGAAGTAGAGAAAGAGACTACAAAGGGGTGGGTTGAATGGGGAGACGCTAACTCTATGCCAAATTACCTTATAGATTTGTATCAATCTTCTCCGGTACATGGCAGCTTAGTCAATAGTATCTCATTCATGATAGCTGGTAAAGGTTTCAAGAGTGAGAATCCAGCTAGCCAGGTGAACATAGCAAAGCTTGAGCTAGATAATATATTGGGCTCATCTGCATTAGACTTAAAGTTACAAGGTGGAGTCTATTGGGAACTCATCTACAGCATGGATCACACTCGCATTGTGCAAGTAAATCACTTGCCTTTCGAGAATGTGAGACTAGCTATATCAGATGAGGAGGATCATGTATGTGGAGTGTGGTATAGTAGAGACTGGCAAGACATCAGAAAGCAAAAGAATAAGCCTGAATATGTACCTCTTTTCAATCCCGAAGATCAATCACCAAGACAAGTGCTTTTCTTCCATCTGCATAGTGTGGGATCATTGTACTATCCTCGCCCCGATTATATCAGTAGTAAAGATTGGATTGAACTGACTAGACATATCAGTGAGTACCATGTGAACAATATACTCAATGGTTTCTTTCCATCCTTTCACATTAACTTTCCTAACGGTGAGCCATCACCCGAAGCTCAGAGATTGATCTCTAGAGAGATTGAGAGAAATCTATCCGGCACTCAGAACGCTGGTAAGTTCCTCATTACATTCACTAAGAGTAAAGATGAGGCACCAGTAATACAGCCATTTCCAGTCACTGATGCTGACAAACAATATGAGTACCTATCCAAAGAGGCTACCTCTCAAATCATTGTGGCTCACAGAGTGACATCACCCCTACTAATGGGAGTGAGAACAGATGGCAATGGACTAGGCTCTAACACTGACGAGATTAAGGCTGCTCTATATGTATTCACTAAGCAAGTCATTGAGCCATTTCAGCGCATCATCACAGATGCAGTAGAGCAGATACTAGCATTCAATGGAGTACCATCACAAGTGACCATTGAAAAGAATGACATCATTGAGATAGCACAAGAGCAAGGTGCTCTACCATCTGATACAACTGCTGCTGCACCAATAGATGTAGCAAGCCAAGCATTGAACGGAGCGCAGATAGCATCTCTACTTGAGATCATTGTACAGACTACAGCAAATGTATTGACAGTTCCATCAGCAAAAGCTATCACTACTGCATCATTCCCAATGCTAAGCCAAGAGCAGATCAATAGCATCTTTGATAACCTATCATCTACACCTATCAATCCAGCAACTGTACTCAGTGCTTTAAAAAAAAAAGTACTAGCTGCGGAGGATGAGGAGAACTCTTTTGCACCCACTAAAGAAATGGCAGCAGAGGCTGAGCTAGGTCTAAAGTGGAGAGAGGAGTACAAGAGAGGAGGAACAGAGGTAGGAGTCGCAAGAGCTAGAGACATCTCTAACATGCGTAACTTATCACTAGATACTGTCACTAGAATGAATAGCTACTTTGCTAGACATGAAGTGGACAAGGAAGCTCTAGGGTGGAATCAGGGAGAGGAAGGCTTTCCAACAGCAGGCAGAATAGCATGGCAGTTATGGGGTGGAGATCCAGGTAAAGACTGGGCAGCTAGAATACTAGAAAGAGCAAATGCGCAATCATGTGCAGGTGGATGGAATGACTTCTCAGATGAGCAAGGTGCAGCATTCATTGAGCAACTAAAAGCAAAAGCTGAGTACATCAATGACGAATGGGAGCTCCTTAGTGATGAGAAAGTCACTGATGCACTAGCGGAGGAGGACTTTGTACTACAGTGTCAGTCACTTGATAGCTATGCTAAGGGTGATGAGTCAGAGAGAAGTCAGTGGGGTGATGCTGGACTATACAAGCTACGCTATGCATACAGTCAAAATCTATCAGCTAATAGCAGAGACTTCTGTATAGAGATGGTAGCAATGAGCAAAGCTGGTGCAGTGTTCAAATATGAGGACATTCAACAGATGAGTGATGATGGAGTGAATGGTGAGTTCGCTCCTGCAGGGCAGTCATCCTACGATATCTTCAGGTGGGTCGGGGGAGCCTTCTGTCATCATCACTGGAGAAGGCAGATATACTTTAGAAAACAAGAGAAAGGAAAGTTCCTACCTAATAAGGGGCTTGACAATGATAAGAGAGTGGGGAATGTACCTTATGTCAAACCGAAAGGTATTGAGGGCATTGCACCAATTAACAGACCAGGCAGAGGATCACTAAAATACGGATAATAAAATGGCAGTACTACCGGAAATACTTTTAATTGATGAGACATTCATCAAGAAATATACAGCAATAAATGACAGTGTGGACACTGCCATCATCAGACCATGCATATATCTTGCACAAGACAAGTATCTAGTGAACTATCTAGGTACTGATTTGACTAATAAGCTCAAGGCAGATGCACAAGCAGGCACCCTTGCAGGGGACTATGAGACACTTATAGACCAATATGTGAGAAAGATGCTAGTGTGGTGGACCATGATTGAGCTATATCCCTTGCTAGTGTACAAGCATGACAATGGAAATATAGTCAGCAGAGACAGTGAGAATGCTACAAGCATCAGTGAGAGTGAACTGCACAAGCTAATGGATGCAGCAAAAGATAATGCGAGATATTACACACAGAGAATGCTAGACTACATCAGACAGAATGTATCTTTATTCCCTGAATATAGCAGCAATACATCACCCGATCAGTCACCCTATACTCAACTGTATACACAGACTGGATTGATGTACTCACAAGGTCTAAAACAATCTACACTACGATGGTCAATAAAAGACTTCCTACCAGTCAAGTAGACAAGAGGAAAGAGTATGAAATGAAAATGAAATCTTTCTACAACAAGATGATGAATGACTTAAAAAAAAGAGAGAGCAATGGTAACAAGTAATGACACACCAGGTACAATAGGTGCTGTCACATCAATAAGCATGGCATCAGTAGCAAACCTAGAGCAAGTGGAGATCATTGTCAAGATCATTGCTGGTCTAGTCGCTATTGTTGTGGGAGTCATGACCATCATCTACTATCATAAGAAAATACAAAAGCTGAATGCTGACAATAAGTAACCTATCATGGCTGCAGGAAAAGTTCGCCATCAAGGGATATCAGTGGGAGAGATTTCACCTGGTGGGTATCAGAACAAAAGACTATGTACCCAATACTTTCTGTGATAATATCTTCCTGATTGATGGAGATAAGGCCTATTCATTTCATGCCACTACTAGACCAGGTAAGCACTGGTTAAAGAATCTACTCAATCCCAAAGGTACCGCTGTCCTCCAAGAGGGGCAGTACAAAAATAGCTGGAGGATAGGACTGCATCAGGGCAAATATGAGGCACTTGTACAGATCTTGCCAGTGAATGTATTCAGAGACTCCAATAGAGATGAAAGAGCTGATGTCGGGGGAGTGATAGATAGGGGCATGTTTGGCATCAATATACACAGAGCCAATGCTAACTTGATGAGCAAGCTAGTAGACAAGTGGAGTGCAGGCTGTCAAGTGATAGCTGATCCATCAGATTTTAATTTTTTACTAAAGAAATGCAAGGATAGTGGGAAGGGAGTATTCACCTATACACTACTAAATGAATAAAACACAGTCAAAAAAAATAGCAGAGGAATACTGTGGCAAGTATCCTGACATGCCTAATCTAACAATAGCTAAACTACTAAAGAAAGAACATGGCAAGCTATATCATTCTGTTGAAAATGCTAGAGACTATGTAAGATATATAAGAGGACAGAAAGGTGATATGCACAGGCAAAAATCAGCTACTAAAAGTCTCTTTGTACCTATATCACCATACTTCACACTACCAAAATCAGCCATTGTCAAGAGGATGCCAGTCAATATCAAGGGCGAAAAGATACTTTTGCTCAAAGATATTCACTTCCCCTATCACGATGAGGAAGCTTTAGGCATTGCTCTGACCTATGGACTAGAGAAAGGCTGTGATACATTGTATTTGAATGGTGATATACTTGACTGCCATACGCTATCCAGGTGGGAGAAGGATCCTGAATCTAGGTCATTCTCTCAAGAGCTTGAGACAGTGAGGTCATTTCTCAAGATGGTATCCCCACTATTCAAAAAAGTGTACTACAAAGAAGGTAATCATGAGGAGAGGTATTGGAGATACTTATCATCACATGCACCGGAACTGGTAGAGATAGATGCATTCAACTTGCAGTCACTTATGTGGCTAGATCAGTATGGGGTAGAGTGGATTGATGGTAGGACATTTGCTAAGTTCAATAGTCTAAGTGTAGTACATGGTCACGAATTTGGACAGAATGTATTCTCTCCGGTAAACATCGCAAGGGGTCTCTACCTAAGAGCTAAGAGTCATGCAATCTGTGGACACTGGCATCAGACATCTGAACACAATGAGAAAGACATCAATGGTAAAATCATCACCACATGGTCTGTTGGTTGTCTCTGTGACTTATCACCGCGCTATAGACCAGCTAATCAATGGAATCATGGCTTTGCTATCTTGCATAGAGATGGCAAGAACTTTCATGTAGAGAACAAGAAAATATATGAGGGAAAAGTATATTGATGCATCCATCATGATCAGCATTGCACTGCTGTTACTTATAGGAGTAATAGTGCAAATACACTACAGACCTCAAGTAAAAGTAGTGACTATCACAAAAGACTCCATCCAAAAAGTAATAGAGCAAAGAATTGACACACTTGTCAAGACAAGAGTAAAAATCAAAGAGATATACCATGAGAAGATTGATACTATCTATCTGTATGATAGCATTGCCATTGATAGCAGCTACACAAAAGCTATCAAGAGACTCAGTGAGCTTGAGAAAGCTGGATACTTTAAGGATTGAGAGACGCTTAGTAGTGATGGGAGTCACTAGGATGGAATATCTGCAGGCAGACAATGACAATCTTACTATAATAAATCACTCACTAAATGAGATAATTTCTCACAATGTGCAATATATTGAACAATTAGAGGGTGATATAACCCAAAAAAAGGACATTATCAGTAAGAAAGAGAAACGTATAAGAGGATGGAGAACTGTTGCACTGGTAGAGGGTGGTATATTAGTCATCATTTTAGCTCTTGTCTTATGAATAATACCTACATAAAGATGGGCCTATACAAGCCTTGTATCTTTATCAATCCTGATGATGATAATGATGAGGAGCTACTGAGTGCAACAGTCTATATTGATGAGGAAAAGGTGCAGATACTCAATGAAAATGGTGAGTTCATTGCTCAGTTTTTTTATGAGGAGCTGAGAGGTATCATGGCTGTCATGGCAGCACATCAAGAAAAGCAATCTATCCGGATATCAGCAATAGCGAAAAAGAACTAGACAGCTATCCCTCCCACAAAGTACTTACCATCTCTCTTATTCACTTCAAAGTAAGCTCTCATCATGATGCTATCTGCAATGTCAGGGGATAGTCCTCCAGCTTTGGCTGCAATAGTTTCCTTATCTGTTACCATCAGCTTACCATCACTGCCTACATTGGCTCTCCTTACTAGCTCTAGCTCCTTTGTGATTTGATCTTTATACTTGCTGTTGAATGTGATCTCATTCTTGTCTATCATATCACCTAGCTTGAAGTAGCAGTCAGCTTTCAAATTCTTGTAGTTAGGTCTGAAAGCTTTTGATCCATTGACAAATCCTGGGCAACGGAGATAATCTACCGCACCTCCCCCAATGCCATCCTCATCACAGATAACATTGGACAGCTTGACCTGATACTCCTCCATCAATCTCTTGATGATGTCCACTATCTCATTCACTCTCTTGTGCAGATGTAGATCCATCCTCTCCAAATGCAATCCGTTCCACACACAAATGACAGTCCTATCCTTACCTAGTCGCGCTATGTCTGCTGTGATGTAGCAATCAGTGAGACTGTCTGACTTATCTCTAAAACATCTTAGCAGCTCAGAATAAGAGTACAGTCTATCATCACTACTATCAAAGTCCCAGTCTCCCAATAATAGTCTTTTCCTATCCACTTCCGGCAAAGTGTTGAGGATGCCCATGTATGACTCAGGTAGCATGTAATTGTCTGCACTGAGTGACTGGATGAAAGCTTTATCAGGACTCAATCTCCCTTCTCTGTGGGGATGGTAGAACTCATTGTATAGATATCCCTTAGAGGGGTTGCATGTCATGAGCAGCTTAGGTACCAGGTTGTACTCATTGAGCTTGTATCTGATACGAGATAGCACAGTAGTGATAGCTCTCTCATGTACTTCTGCTGCCTCATCTATGAATGCATCAGTCAGCTCTAGTCCTCCCAAGTCTTGATAGTGGGGGTCAGATGGCTTGTAAGCTAAGTCTGCAAGTACTATCTGTGAGTCATTGTAGAATGTGATAGTGTTGCTCTGCTGATTGTAATTGTAGTGAGTATGGGGCTGTAGTCCCATCAGTCTAGTAGTCTCAAAGAATGACGCTATGGTAGTCTTTTTTAGGGTATCTAGCTTAGACCTACCAATGAGAGACTTAGTGCCTGCATACTTGAGCCTCCTCTGTATCTGCCATATACACCCTAGTCTTGTCTTGCCTCCACCTGCAGCTCCTCCATACAGTATCATGTTGGCAGGGTGGTTATTCCTGAGATATATCAGTGCTTCTTTCTGCTTGTCTAGTAGTTCCATCACTTTTCTTTGCTCATGATGAGCTGAGCTTTGCACACTGCATACCTCTGTTGGTAGTCAGTGAACTCTGAGTTCATGACTTCATCATTCATGCAACGGCCTATGAATTGCTCATCAGACTCATTTTGTTTTTTTGTAGGTAGTGGCATATTTTAATTTATTAGTTCTATTGATAGTCCTTTCTCTGTAAGTAGTTCTCTGAGGTATTCTCTAAGATCACAATAAGCTTGCTTGTACTCCTCATTTTTAGTCTCGTCATACTTCACTGCCCTCCGCATGTACTCATCAAGCTCCCACAATACAAATGTGATTTCATCTATATGAGTGATGAGCTTGTGCTTTGCTCTATCATCTGGATCATTGAGGTCAAAGGTGATGGTAGCTTTCATTCTTGTCCTCCAAATGTTTCGTTATAGTATTGTTCGGATTTATGAATATAACCTTCTTGAGGCATCCAATTATGCGTGTTGAAATAAGCACTTGCCATTGCGTTTTTATATGAACTTATCATCTCCTCTTTGTGCATTGCTTTGGCTTGTCTCAAGATTGAGTGCCATTCGAATTTGTCTTTGGGTGTATTCAATAATTCAACAAAGAGCCATTCAATACTACTTTGTTTTTTGCTGATACTTTTAGGTTGCCATGTACTATCTATTCTTTTATAGCCTCTATCCCATAAGAATTGATCTACCAGTCCAGTGTTTTCTATTGCATTTTTAAGGTCAGTAAAATACTTAGCATCATCCTCATCACATTTATGTATGAAATCATCAGAGATAATTTTCTTTACAAAAGTTTCTTTTGCTTTCTCAATCCATTCCTCTTTAGTAGGCAGATATTCCCTTTCGTCAAACATCTCAAAAGTCATGTATTTTTTGAGAGTCGCAGTATAGACATGATCATAAGAGTCTGTCATTGTTTTGATTTCTACCTCATTAAAATCAAATAGGTCATATATTTGTTTCATAGTTCTTTGATGTGTTTTTTTACTTTAGTCCAGTACTTGATAGCTTGCTGTTCTCCAGTCTTATCTTCTACTGGTGCTGCAAGTATCCGATCCACAGCTAACATCACTGACTCTTTGACTCTGTCTCTAGTCAGCTGTTCTAATTTCATTTCTTTGACTACAGCCAGTGCATGCTTCAGCATGAACTTTGCTTGTGCTTTTGGGGATGCTAGGAGCTTGCTCATTTGTTGTATCTTTTATTCATTAAGTCTGAGGGATCATACTCTCGGTACAGCTGTCCCATTTCACAGCATAAGTCAAAGTGGTCTCTCTCATCCAGGATAAGCTTATCAATCAGCTCCTCTAGATCGTGCAGTGCTTGTACATAGCCACTGTTGTAAGTATTCAAAGCCCTATTGAGCTTTGCCTCTATGAGATTATCTACCTCATCCTTAAAGATTTGCGCTGGTGTTTTCATTTGATAAAGATACATTATTTTTTTCAACTAACTGATACTCACCTCTATTATCTAGTGGAATAAAGCCTGAGCCATTGCCATGTACTACCTTCATGAAGTCTACCTCTACCTTTGCAGAGTTCACTATCACTTGTGCTACATCTGAGATAGTCTGTGCTTTCTCAATGTCTATGTCTCCATCCTTTAGCATTTCGATTACTTCAAAGAGATGGTTTCTTAAATCCTCAATCTTGTTTCGTGCCATGATTTCTTATTGTTTTTTTTAGTTTTGATATTGTTTTTATTGCTTGTACTATTTCTTTGGGATAGCGGTGGATAGTGTTTCTTGCCATAGCTTCCTCATAGGTCAGCAGCAGCAGATTATCTATTGATACATTGAGCTTATTATTATCCTTAAAAACTAGTTTATGTCGGGGTGGTATTGGTCCATTCACTTCCTCCCATACTATGTGATGTACTGCTTTCCATTTTTTTGGATCCGCTACCTTCCTCTCCAGGTATCCATCCACAGTGATTCTCTCACTGCCTACTGGTTTATAGTTATGAGGCTTGTGTCCTTTCTTGAACTCAGTAGCTACACTCACCCTCATGTACTTACCTTTATTCCATGTAATATCGCCTTTCTTATACCGGTGCGCTTTGCCATACTTAAAAAGATTCTCGTTAGTCTTAGCTAACATCTGCTTCATGTACTCAGGATTCTTTTTTATTTTTCTACTGCACGCTATACCATGTACCTTGCTCTCTGTCAATCCATACTTGAGTGCTACTTCTCTTGTACTCATGTGTGGGTAGTCGGATAGTATTTGATGCAGGAATTCTTGACTGTACTTTTTCATGCGAATAAAGATAATTGTTGTGTTTTCGGTAATTCATCCTGCAAGATCTCAATGAGTCTTTTGTATGTCTCAGGCTCTGACCTATGCTGCAGTCTATAGATAGACTCAGCTATTGCTTTCTCAAAGGCTGCATTTTCAGTGCTATATCTCCCCAAAGTATTTGCACATGAATATGCAAAACCCTCCAGCTTACCATCAAAGTGTATTCCATAAGTCCATAAGCTATTAGGTGCTTGAGCTACCTCTATCATGACACAATACTTTTTATTACACTTGTAGCTCATTGTCTTAGGATTGATACACACTCCATGCTTATTCCATTGATACTTCATAGATCAGCTTTTATATTGTTCATGATAGTATTGAAAAGCTCCTCATTCTTGATGATGTGCTTATAGACCTCACACTTGACCTGGTTAATCTGCTCAGTCTTTATCATTGACTTCCACTCCTCGCTGCTGTACTTAGCTCTATCCCATTCACCCATCACCTGATACATATTGCTTTTTACTTTGAGCTTGACATCACTTAGCCATTCATCAGAGATATACTCATCTTTGAAGTACCCTCTCTTGATTAGTGACTGCATGATTAGGGGTGCAGTGTATCTCACTTTCTTTTCAAAGAATGCATCTTGCTGGTCAGCTATCAGCATGTCATGGAGTGCTTGTATATTCACCCTCTCCTCAATCTTCATCTGCTTTCTTTCCTCTTTCTTGCTGATGTCTTGCATTGCCTTTCTGCTATACTCAATGTACCGGGTAAGTACATCACTGACATACTGCACGCTGAACATATTGTAGTGCTCTATCCTGGTCCACTCGGTACCCAATGCATTGAGGTCAAAAGCTAACTGCATCTCACCCAGTGTGATGTTGCCATACTTCTCCACTATGAGCTGAGAAAGTATAGTAAACTCTTCCTGAGATGGTAGCTGTTTAATTCCACTAATAGTGATAGGCTTGACCATACTCATCTTGAACTGCTGAGGACTGAGTGCATTGATTCTGACAGTGGTCTGTGCCTGGATCAGTGATTGCTCACTCTTTGTCAATCCACTGCTGTAGGTCTTGCCTGCTAATTCTACCGATTTTACTTGTGTCATTTGATTGGTTTTTAAGTTTTGATTGTTGCTCCAAATATACATCAACATTAAATCCTACCCACTGCCTACCTATGGCATTCACAATAACTTGCTTAGCCAAGTCATGGTCATTGTTGCAGTCTCTCATCAGTGTGCTATATGCCATGTATTCACTCTTTGCAGATTTGTAGGAAGTCTTAGATACCTTAGTCTTATACTCTATCCACTCATCCCAGCATCCTTCTAACTTTCCTACTAAATCTTTGTTTCTTGGCTCTTTGTACAGCTCATTCACTACTATTTGATCTACCTCATACTTGACAAGATTAGCTTTCTCTAGTGATGTGAATGCGACATCTAGAGCAAGAGCTTCCTGCTGGATCTTTGCCTCTCTCATAGATATGCCTGGATTGATAAACATAGATGCAATGTGCAGAGCTATATTGTCACTCATTATCTCAGCTACTTGGTTATCCTTGCACAAGTAGTAGAGCTTGAAGTACACACCCACATGGTGTGAGTGCATACCTCTTAGCTTATTGATTGCATCTTTCTTCATTTCAATATCTTTATATGTGAGATTGCCTTGAAGTGATC